TAAAAGAGAAGAACTTTTAGACACTGTTAGAACTAGACTTGAAGAGTACAATACTAAAGAAGAAGATATAACTTTCTATCAAGGTATTTTCTCTGATATGTACCTTGAATAAACTAATTTAATTAAATTAATTAAATAAATTTAAATATTTCATTAAAGTTTAAAACATAATGGATACCTTAAATTACGAACAATTAATTTCTTTACTTGAAGATTTTGGTTATGAGTCTATAACTAGAATTAATGTCTGGTACCATGCAGAAAGTTTAACTGAATTAAAATTAGAAAAATTTACCATTTTAAAAAAAGTAGTTTGCAGTACTAATAAATTAAAAAAATCTATATGGTCTTGTTAATTGTACCTCTTTAAAAAATAAGTTGTTATAAGAATCAATTAAAAAATCTTAATGGTTGTGCTAATGTTTTCAATAAAATATTCATAAAATTATGATTTTCCAAAAATCTAAGAATCATTGTCGGTTTATCAGTTGTTAAGAGAAATATCATTCTCTCTTTTTCAATAAAATAATTGTAAAGAATCATATTTTCATATTATAATCATTGGAAATAATTGTAATGGGGTTATCATTAGTACATTGCTTTTATCATGAAAAGAATAGATACTAAACTCTTCAAATTTTTCTAGATAAGTTATAAGAAGAAACATTAATATCTTCTCATCTGCAATGGAACAAAAATTAAAACTCTTATCTTTCTCAAAACGTGAGAACAACAAGAGTGTATGTTGGAAAGGTATCAAGTTAAAACCAACTAAGAGTAGCACTACAACTACATTCACATTAGCATAATTTATTTGTAATTAATTTTAATTACAAATATTACTTACATGTACAAATAATTTCTTCTTTTTTCCCATTACAATAATTGACAATCATTTCAGTTCTACAGTATTTGCAAAGACTAGTTTTGTCAATATGGCCAAATTCTTTATCTTCTAAATCAAATTTGATAAATTTGTAATTTTCGTATAAAAATACATATCCATAAAGATTACATTGTATATTATTTATAAAAAATTTCTGATATATTTTTAGTGAGAAATTAGGATCATCCAGCATAGCTTTTTTATCTTTAATTCTCGTAAAACTATGTTTAATATCAGTATTTATATAAAGATTACTATAGACATTAATTATTGGGAAAAGTAAAGTTGAATCTATATCATAACTTTTTTTAATGGTATCTTTTACCAAATATTTTTCTAAAAAATCCTTAAAATTATGTCTATATTTATAATTTATATTTGTATCAATATTTTTCTTAAAAAAAGAATTTGTCGCATTGATATAAGAAACTGAATCAATATAATTATTATAATTTTTAATGAAACAATGTTTTGGAAAAAATTTGTTTTTATTTTTCTTATAAATAATTGATTTTTCTGGATTATTTTTATTGTCTTCTAAATTAAATCTAGGATCATTCAAATTAACTAATTCAATGGTAATTTTATTATCAGCCATTCTTAGATTACTTATATTACGATCTATATTCAAGAATTCATGTTTATGAACACAAATCGTAACAGTGATATGCAATGATTCCTTTTTGTCCCAAATATATTTATACGTGTAAATAAATTCTAGAGATATATCGTCGAAATGGTATGGGCTAAAAATTTTAATTGTTTCAGGAATTTTTTGAGATGTCAATCTACAACCTTCTAGTATATGTATCATTCCAATTATAGGACAATATTGTTTTTCAATATGTCGAATTTCATTTGAATATTCTATTCTTGTACTATTTCTTTTTACGAATTTTCCATATCCTAAAAATTCATCTATGAAAATATATTCAAATAAATAACTATTCGCAGATATAAAATTATATGAAAACACAACATTAACATTTTCATTCAATTTCATTTGATTATGTGTCTATTGTTCCTATTATTATCTTATAAAAATGATTTTTATTTCAAAAAGATTTTATGTATAATTCTTTTTATTATCATGAATAGGAATAAGTAATGAAATGTCTTCAGGTATCTCTTTAACAAAATTCAATATCAATTTCTTTTACTTCTTCAAGATTAAAAATAGCTTCATTATATCCAAGAGATTTCTACACCAGAAATCTCATTACTGTTGTTATTTTAGATATTTTAAGACGTCCATGAAAAGAATTCTTCATTTCCTAATCCAGTCTTAATAATTTATCCCGTACAGAAATAAAATCATAAGTATTCATATGTTGATCTATAAAATCAAATAGAATTATTTGATAATAATTTTTTCACTTATTCATACTATCCAAACATTTAATTATTGTTAACCATGTTTTCTTATTTCGAGGGCGTCTTGCAATTTATTGTAATTAAAATTAATTACAATTATTCTTACACTTCATAACAATTATTAATCATTGTTAGATTTTCTTCAGTTAGAAGATACTTATCTTTATTAATATTAATATCCTTGATAAGATCTTTCATATAATTCTCATTATATACAGCATAATAATTATCTGTTGTAAAATTATCGAGACCTAAAGCCTTTTGTGTTTTGTGGTATGGATTCATTAAAATATCAAATGATTCACACAACAACTCATTTATTTTAAGAGTGACATTTGATACATTATATGTAATAATATCGATTTTATCTTTCACATTAAAATAATCTTTCTTTGTCTTGATATAGAGAATATTTACAATAATGTATGAAATGATTGTTGCTTCCATTTGTCCAGTAAGTGAACTTATAAAATCAAAAAGCATAATAGTTTTTATTGTTTCATAGTATTTATTAATTTCTTCATCTGTAAATTCAAGGATTATTTCAAGGATTATTCCATAAATTATAGGATAGAAAGTTTTATAAAGACTTTGAAACAACAAAGACAACAATTTTGGTGAAAGCAAATTCCCCATACTACAAGCATTTACAATTGTATACTTTGTAATTCTTTTCAATATTCCAGTTAAGAATAAATGCTCGTAAAATGGTTTAAGAGAATCTTGATAAATTGTTCCGATATTAGTAATAAATGAATTTCTTAGATAGTCAAGATTTTTAGAAGTTTCATTAACAGGAAATGGTAATAAACCAAACATTTTCGTGATATTTGGGTATTCTTCTTCACTAAAATTGTTTACAGAAATGTTTAAAAATTCATCTTTGAAGAAATAAGAAAACATTGATTTACCATAATTTATAGCTTTATAAGAGTTATTATATTTATTATTGGTAATAAAACAAAAAAGTTCAAAAACACCAATGTTATTATCACTTAAATTAAGTTTTACTGGTTGATTTACTTTTGCATAATCTACTAATTCACGGCATCTATTCAATGAAATAGCTTGAAAATGAAAATTTGGTGTATGCCATTTTCTTTCCATAGCTTCATCTTTGAATCGCTTAAGTAAGGAGATATCTTCGGACATCTCCTTAACGAAGATTTTATAATTTCTTTCGAATTCAGTATCAGATTCTTTTACCTCTTCAAGCTCAAAAGTAGCTTCATTGTAATTAAGGGCTTTCCATACTAGAAACACCAACATATCTTCAAGTTTAACATAATTATTTGTAGATAAATTTTCATTGCTAGAACATTCAGCTTGATAATTTGATATGGGATATAATTTATTGTACTTATCAATAATTTCAATGAATTTATCGAAATCCATATTGTTATATATAATTAACAAAAAAGTTTTTCAATCAAAAAGATTAATATTAATTATTCATCGATAACAAATTCGGAATATTCATCGCCATCTTCTTCAAGATCTTCATAATCAAGTTTAACTGCTTCACTGATATTTTGCATATTACCTTCAAGAAGTCCTTTTTTATAATCATCAAGGGTTATATAGGTAGGTCTGAACTTAATCGATGATACGCTGAGGGTGTATTGAAAATGTTTGGGTGCATTGTGTGTCTTTTAGGGGTTGTTTTGGACTTCGTTTCCGCACGCCTTACGAGTGTATTTTTCTTTTGAAATATAGTTAACTACATAAACTACCACAGACAATACAAATGATTGTCTTATCAAAAGCTAAACATAGTCTTTCTCTTATAGATGCACTAGAACCATGTGAAATACTACAATCATGTTCCAATTTACCAAAACGAATACCACCACCTTGTCACGTCCTCTAAGAGGTTGTCTAGGTCCGATTTAACACTGTACCTTGAATAAAATGATTTTAATTAATTTAATTAAAATTAAATGAAAAAAATTTAAAACATAATAATAAATTTAAAATACAAAGAATTAATTTCCTTACCTGAAGATTTTGATCACAGTAAAGTAGATAAAATTAACCTTAATAAATGTAATTTAACAAGTTTAAATGAATTAAATTTAGGAAGATTTATTAATTTACGGAAATTACATTGTAGTAATAATAAATTAACTGATCTTGATTGTCTTTCTAATTGTACTTCTTTACAAAAATTACATTGTAGTTATAATCAATTGAGTAATCTTGATTGTCTTTCTAATTGTACTTCTTTACAAAAATTAATTTGCAGTGATAATAAATTAAGTAATCTTGATTGTCTTTCTAATTGTACTTCTTTACGAGAATTAGATTGTGGTAATAATAAAATAAGTAATCTTGACTGTCTTTCTAATTGCACTTCTTTAAAAGAATTAAGTTACTATGGTAATCAATTAAGTAATCTTAATTGTCTTTCTAATTGTACTTCTTTATGTGAATTATATTGTTACGATAATCAATTAAGTAATCTTGATGTTCTTTCTAATTGTACTTCTTTACAAAGATTAAGTTGTAGTTTTAATGAATTAGAAAATCTTAATGGTCTTTCTAATTGTACTTCTTTATGTGAATTATATTGTGACGATAATCAATTAAGTAATCTTGATTGTCTTTCTAATTGTACTTCTTTACAAGTATTATAGTGTAATAATAATCAATTAAGTGATCTTGAATGTCTTTCTAATTGTACTTCTTTACAAGAATTAATTTGTGGTAATAATAAATTAACTGATCTTGATTGTCTTTCTAATTGTACTTCTTTATAAAAATTATATTGTTATAATAATAAATTAAAAAATCTTGATGGGCTTTCTAATTGTGCTTCTTTACAAGAATTAGATTGTTATTTTAATAAATTAAAAAATCTTGATGGGCTTTCTAATTGTACTTCTTTACAAAAATTAAATTGTAGTTATAATAAATTAAGTAATCTTGATGGCATTTCTAATTGTACTTCTTTAAGTCATTTGGATTGTGATTATAATCAATTACTAACACTTTTACCAATTAGGAATTTAAGAAATTTAATTTACGTAGATTATGATGAAAATCCCTTTGAAGAACCTCATCATCCTGCTGTTTTAAGAATTCTCAATAGAAATAAAAGTATAGAAAATACTATTTATTCAGACACACAGAATATTCATGATTCAGAAATTACTAAAAGTGTTAACAAGTCAATTAATAATTTATTGAAAGCTTATAGTAATTCTCTAAGATCAGAACATGAAATCATTAATAAATTAATTGATCTTAAGTTTTCTAGAATTGAAGATTTACTAACATATTTTAAAATTAAAGATATTCACAGTTATTTTAATTTAAGTTACTTTGAGATTTTTCAATTAGTATTTTCTGAAATAAAATCCCTTAATTTTAACCCCGAAGTTCTTCGTCGTTTAGAAGAAGAACTTGAAGATTCTTCTTGTATGTGCTTTACAGGAAGGATTAGTAGAACAATCAATTCATTGAATGGCTTTTCAGATCTTGTAAGTGTTAACATTTCAGAAACTTCTCAAATTAATGCTGTTATGGGTAATATTAAAAATGATTTTGAAAAAGGTAAAATTAAGAAAGAAGAATTACTGAATACTGTTAAAAGAAGACTTGAAGAGTACAATACTAAAAATGAAACTATAGAATTTTATTTAAGTATTTTCTCTGAGATGTACATTGAATAAACTAAAATTGAATAAAAATTTAAATGATTTGTATTTAATGTAAATACAAAGTAATGAAAACTTTAAATTACGAACAACTAATGAATCTCCCTGAAGATTTTGATTACAGTAAAGTAATTAACATTGATATTAGTAATCATAATTTAAAAAGTTTATATAAATTAAAATTAAAAAGATTTATTAATTTACAAAAATTAAATTGTAGTTATAATGATTTGGATAATCTTGACGGTCTTTCTAATTGTACTTCTTTACAAAAATTACATTGTAGTAATAATCAATTAAGTAATCTTGATTGTCTTTCTAATTGTACTTCTTTACAAATATTATATTGTAGTAATAATAAATTAAATAACCTTGACTGTCTTGCTAATTGTACTTCTTTACAAGAATTGTATTGTAGTAATAATAAATTAAGTAATCTTGATTGTCTTTCTAATTGTACTTCCTTACAAGAATTAAATTGTAGTAATAATATTTTAGAAAATCTTAATGGTCTTTCTAATTGTACTTCTTTACAAAAATTATTTTGTAGTGATAATAAATTAAGTGATCTTGATTGCCTTTCTAATTGTACTTCTTTACAAGAATTAAGTTGTTATAATAATAAATTAAAGAATCTTGATTGCCTTTCTAATTGTACTTCTTTACAAGAATTAAGTTGTTATAATAATAAATTAAAGAATCTTGACGGAATTTCTAATTGTATTTCTTTACAAGAATTAGATTGTTCTCATAATAAATTAAAAAATCTTAATGAACTTTCTAATTGTACTTCTCTACAAATATTAAATTGTAGTTATAACCAATTAAGTAATCTTGATGGTCTTTCTAATTGTACTTCTCTACAAAAATTATATTGTTGGTATAATCAATTAGAAAATCTTGATGGTCTTTCTAATTGTACTTCTTTACAAAAATTATATTGTTGGTATAATCAATTAGAAAATCTTGATGGTCTTTCTAATTGTACTTCTTTACAAAAATTAAATTGCAGTAATAATCAATTAATAACGCTTTTACCAATTAGAAATTTAAGAAATTTAACCCATGTATATTATGATCATAATCTCTTTGAAGGACCTCATCACCCAGCAGTTTTAAGAATTCTCAATAGAAATAAAAGTATAGGAAATACTATTTATTCAGATACACAGAATGTTCATGATTCAGAAATTACTAAAAGTGTTAACAAGTCAATTAATAATTTATTGAAAGCTCGTAGTAATTCTCTAAGATCAGAACATGAAATCATTAATAAATTAATTGATCTTAAGTTTTCTAGAATTGAAGACCTAATAACTTATTTTAAAATTAAAGATATTCACAGTTATTTTAATTTAAGTTACTTTGAGATTTTTCAATTAGTATTTTCTGAAATAAAATCCCTTAATTTTAATCCCGAAGTTCTTCGTCGTTTAGAAGAAGAACTTGAAGATGCTTCTTGTATGTGTTTTACAGGAAGGATTAGTAGAACAATCAATTCATTGAATGGCTTTTCAGATCTTGTAAGTGTTAACATTTCAGAAACTTCTCAAATTAATGCTGTTATGTCGTTAATTAAAAATGATTTTGAAAAAGGTAAAATTAAGAAAGAAGAATTACTGAATACTGTTAAAAGAAGACTTGAAGAATATAATACTAAAGAAGAAGATATAGAATTTTATCAAAGTATTTTCTCTGAGATGTACCTTGAATAAAATAAAAATTTAATTAAATTAATTAAATAATAATTTAAATACAGCTTAGAAAAATTCTAATAAATTATATGTTTTTTCAAAATAATATTTAAGATCTAAAATGAGGGGGGGCTTAATAAGGAAAAAATTAATAAAAATAAGGTATGTTTTATTATGTTAACACATTTAGAATTTAAGATTTTTGGAGTATTAAATAGGGTTGTAGATAATTTTGAAATTGATAATATTGTTTTTGAAAAAATAAATGGAAAAGTGCGTGCTATTTATCGATTCAATGATAAAATATTCTATGCATATATCATATATACACATACTAAAACATTTTACTATGATTTTATCATTATGAATTCTAAATCTAATATTTGTTTTTTTTTGAAAGATATGAAATTATACCATAGTATGAACCTAATAATTTTTTATTAGCTTTAGTAAAAATATGTTCTGGAACTGATAAAGATCATGAATATACTCAAACAAATAATCCAAATTTTGATTATTATCCTGTTAATGAAAAACTTATTATTAATGAAATATATAGAAAAGGAAATTATAAAACGATGGTCACAATTATGAATTTATTTAAAAGATATAATAGTAAAACTGAAAGAAATATTGGTAATATTGAAGAATCATTAGATATTATAAATATTTTTAAAAAATATATAAATTTCTCTTTCATACAAGGGAAATGTTAATTTTATTTGATAATAAATTTAAAATATCCAGTCACAAAAAATTTATCAAGAATTCTGATTTAATTAATAAATATTTAAGTTTTCTATAACTGAAAAATAGAATTAAAAATTTTAGGAAAACAATGGAAAAATAAATAAGGAACTATAATTTCTTATAAGTAAATTATTATATGATTATTTACTTGATGGATTTATTACAAGTTTTTTTAAAAAAGCGGAAAATATTAATTCTAGGGAAAATAACCCTAGTAAAGGAAATTCTAATATTAAATTTTTTTCTAAAATGATAAACTATTCTATCAACTTTATATACTGGGATGCAAATTCTTTTCCTGAAAAAGAATATTAATTACAATATTTTTCTACTAGCAATGATCTTACAGTAACATATTCTCCAATGATCCAAGAAATGCAAAATCTATATATTAATATTATTTTTACTTCAATTATAATTATTTTGTAATTTAAACAAATTACGAAAAAAAATTAAATGGAAAGATTAAATTATTACCATCTAACAAGATTTTCATTGTATGATAACCCTAGTTCCATAGGTGAAATTAATATTTCAAATAGATGTTTAAAAGATTTAAAACCTTTAAATCTTCTTAAATTTATTAACTTGAAAAAATTAGATTGCAGTGGTAATAAGCTAATAAATCTTAGAGATATTTCTTTATTAAATAATTTACAAGAATTAAATTGTAGTTTTAATAAACTAGAAAACCTTGGCGAGATTCCTAAATTAACTAATTTACAGAAATTAAATATTCAGGGAAATGAAATAACAAACCTTAGAAAGATTAAATCATTAGTTAATTTAACTTATTTAAATTTTTCTCATAATAATATTACTAATTTTAAAGGAATATCATTTTTAATAAATTTAAAAGAAATAGTAGCATATGATCTTAAAATAAAAAATCTTGAAGGAATATCATCACTTGTTAATTTAGAAAGATTAACTATTTCGAGTAACGTAACTAATTTTGAAGGAATATCATCACTTGTTAATTTAGAAAGATTAACTATTTCGAGTAACGTAACTAATTTTGAAGGGATTTCTAAATTAGTTAATTTAAAATTTTTATCTTGGTATCATAGTAAAGAAATTTCTTTAAGTAAAATTTCTTCACTAATTAATTTACAAGAATTACATTTTTCATGCGGAAATTTATTAAGTCTTGAAGGAATTTCTTCTTTGAATAAATTAGAATATTTATGTGTAAGTTATAATAAATTAATAAATCTTAATGGGATTTCATGTTTGGCAAATTTAAAAGTATTAAATTGTAGTAACAATAATTTAACTGATATTAAAGATATTTTATTTTTGTATAATTTAGAGTATTTGTATTGTAATAATAATAAAATAGAAAATTTACCCCCAATTAAGAATTTAAAAAATTTGAAAGACATTTATTATAATAATAATCCTTGTGAAATTTCTTGATAAGTAATTAAAGAATTTCAATTTAATTAATTTAATTAAATTTTTAATTTATTCAAGGTACATTTCATAGAAAATATTTTGATAAAATTCTATAGTATCATTTTTGGTATTATATTCTTCAAGTTTATTTCTAACTGTATCTAGTAGTTCTTCTTTCTTAATTTTATTATTTTCAAAATCATTTTTAATCAATGACATAACAGCATTAATTTGAGAAGTTTCTGAAATGTTAATACTTACATGTTCTGAAAAGCCATTCAATGAATTTATTGTTCTACTAATCCTTCCTGTAAAGCACATACACGATGAATCATTAAGTTCTTCTTCTAAACGTTTTAATATTTCAGGATTAAATTCTAAATGTTCTATCTCAGCAAATACTAATTGAAAAATCTCAAAGTAGGTCATGTTAAAATAACTGTGTATATCTTTAATTTTAAAATAAGTCATTAGGTCTTCAATTCTAGAAAACTTAAGATCAATTAATTTATTGATTATTTCATGTTCTGATCTTAGAGAATTACTATAAGCTTTCAATAAATTATTAATTGAAGTGTTAACACTTCTAGTAATTTCTGAATCATGAACATTTTGAGTATCTGAATAGATATTATTTTTTATACTTTTATTTCTACTGAGAATTCTTAAAACAGCTGGATGGTGAGGTCCTTCAAAGGGATTATTATAATAATTTACGAAGGTTAAATTTCTTAAATTTCTAATTGGTAAAAGTGTTGTTAATCGATTATCAAAACAAACTAATTCTTGTAAAGAAGTACAATTAGAAAGACCATCAAGATTTTCTAATTGATTGTAACTACAATATAATTTTTGTAAAGAAGTACAATTAGAAAGACCATCAAGATTAGTTAATTCATTATTTCCACAATATAAGTCTTGTAAAGAAGTACAATTAGAAAGACCATCAAGATTAGTTAATTCATTATTTCCACAATATAATTTTTGTAAAGAAGTACAATTAGAAAGAAAATCAAGATTAATTAATTTATTATAACTACAATCTAATTTTCGTAAAGAAGTACAATTAGAAAGACATTCAAGATCACTTAATTGATTAATAGTACAATTCAATTCTTGTAAAGAAGTACAATTAGAAAGACCATCAAGATTAGTTAATTGATTATTTCTACAATGTAATACGCGTAGAGATTTACAATTAGAAAAACCATCAAGATTAGTTAATTCATTATTACTACAATATAATTTTTGTAAAGAAGTACAATTAGAAAGACCATTAAGATTAGTTAATTTATTATAATAACAATTCAATTCTTGTAAAGAAGTACAATTAGAAAGACCATTAAGATTAGTTAATTGGTTATGATAACAATTCAATTCTTGTAAAGAAGTACAATTAGAAAGACCATTAAGATTAGTTAATTGGTTATGATAACAATATAATACGCGTAGAGATTTACAATTAGAAAGACCATCAAGATTAGTTAATTTATTATAATAACAATATAATTCTTGTAAAGAAGTACAATTAGAAAGACCATCAAGATTAGTTAATTCATTATTACTACAATTCAATTTTTGTAAAGAAGTACAATTAGAAAGACAATCAAGATTAGTTAATTCATTAATAGTACAATTCAATTCTTGTAAAGAAGTACAATTAGAAAGACCATCAAGATTAGTTAATTCATTATGATAACAATATAATATGCGTAGAGATTTACAATTAGAAAGACCATCAAGATTAGTTAATTTATTATAATAACAATATAATTCTTGTAAAGAAGTACAATTAGAAAGACCATCAAGATTTTCTAATTGATTATAATTACAATTCAATTTTTGTAAAGAAGTACAATTAGAAAGACAATCAAGATTACTTAATTGATTATCGTCACAATTCAATTCTTGTAAAGAAGTACAATTAGAAAGACCATTAAGATTAGTTAATTGATTATGATAACAATATAATACTTGTAGAGATTTACAATTAGAAAGACAATCAAGATTACTTAATTGATTATAATAACAATATAATACGCGTAGAGATTTACAATTAGAAAGTCCATCAAGATTATTCAAACTATTATAACTACAAACTAATTCTTGTAAATTAATAAATCTTTCTAATTTTAATTCAGTTAAACTTTTTAATTTACATGAAACGACATTAATTTTAATTATTTTACTGTAATCGAAATCTTTAGGGAGATTCATTAATTGAGAATAATTTAAGATATCCATTAGTTTGTAATCACAATAAATATAAAAAATTTATATTTTTATTCAATTTTAATTTATTCAAGGTACATTTCATAGAAAATATTTTGATAAAATTCTATAGTTTCTTCATTAATATTATATTCTTCAAGTTTATTTCTAACTGTATCTAGTAGTTCTTCTTTCTTAATCTTGCCTTTTTCAAAATCATTTTTAATTAATGTCATTAAAGCATTAATTTGAGAAGTTTCTGAAATGTTAATACTTACAAGATCTGAAAATCCAGATAAACTGTTAACCGTTCTACTAATTCTTCCTGTAAAGCACATACACGATGAATCATTAAGTTCTTCTTCTAAACGTTTTAATATTTCAGGATTAAATTCTAAATGTTCTATCTCAGCAAATACTAATTGAAAAATCTCAAAGTAAGTCATGTTAAAATAACTGTGAATATCTTCAATTTTGAAATAAGTCATTAGGTCTTCGATTCTTGAAAACTTAAAATCAAATAATTTATTGATTATTTCATTTTCTGGCTTAAGAGATTTACTATGAGTTTTCATTAAATTATTAATTGAAATGTTAACACTCCTAGTAATTTCTGAATCATGAACATTTTGAGTATCTGAATAGATACTATTTTTTATACTTTTATTTTCACTGAGAATTCTTAAAACAGCTGGATGGTGAGGTCCTTCAAATGGATTATTACCATAATTTATATATTTTAAATTTCTTAAATTCCTAATCGGTAAAAGTGTTGTTAATTGATTATATTCACAATCCAAATGACGTAAAGAAGTACAATTAGAAAGACATTCAAGATCACTTAATTGATTATCACTACAATACAATTCTAGTAAAGAAGTACAATTAGAAAGACATTCAAGATCACTTAATTGATTATTACTACAATCCAAATCTAGTAAAGAAGTACAATTAGAAAGACATTCAAGATCACTTAATTGATTATTACTACAATCCAAATCTAGTAAAGAAGTACAATTAGAAAGACATTCAAGATCACTTAATTGATTATCACTACAATCCAATTCTTGTAAAGAAATACAATTAGAAAGACCATTAAGATTTTCTAATTGATTATGATCGCAAAATAAGACTTGTAAAGAAATATATCTAGTAAGACTATCAAAATTTTCTAATTTATTACCGCTACACCATAATTCTCGTAAAGAAGTACAATTAGAAATACCATTAAGATTTTCTAATTTATTACTGATACAATATATTTTTTGCATACTTGTACAGTTAAAAAGACCATTAAGATTTTTTAATTTATTATTATTACAAATTAGATCTTCCAAAAGAGAACAGTAAAAAAGACCATCAAGATTTTTTAATTTATTATTATTGCAATATAATATTTGTAAAGAAGTGCAATTAGCGAGACCATCGAGATTTTTTAATTTATTATTATTGCAATATAATATTTGTAAAGAAGTGCAATTAGCGAGACCATCGAGATTTTTTAATTTATTATTATTGCAATATAATATTTGTAATGAAATACAATTATTAAGACCATCAAGATTTTTTAATTTATTATATCCACAATATAATTCTACTAAATTAGTAAATCTTTCTAGTTTTAATTCAGTTAAATTTTCTAATTCATACGCCGAAATATCAATTGTATTAACAGAATCGTAATTAAAATCTTCAGGTAAAGAAAGTAATTGATCATAATTTAAGGTAGTCATATTTAATTTTTAATTTTTAATTAAATGTCCAATTTTCTTTTCAAATTTACAATTTAATTATTTTAATTAAATTATTCAAGGTATAATTCTGAAAAAAATTCTTGATAAAATTTAATAGTTTCTTCTTAGGAATTATATTTTTCAAGTTTATTTTTTAACAATATTTAGTAAATCCCTCTTTTAAATTTACCTTTTCCAAAAATCATTTTTATGATTACTATTTATTGGTTTTTTTGATAAATAGTAGAATTATTCATTAACGGGATCATAGTAAAGTGAATTTAAGTTTTTAAAATTTTTATTTGATTACAAGCACAATTTAACACTTTCAAAAAAGTATATTTAGAAATCTCGTTGAAATTGATCAGTTATTTGATTGCCACTGTAAAATAATTTTTGTAAAGATATACAATTAGAAATTCTATTTATTTTTATAAACAATACAATATTTATAAAGAAGAAATTCCATCAAGATTTTTTAAATTATTAAAACTATAATTTAATTTTGTAATAAATTAATGATACTATCAAGATTTAAGGTAGTCATTTAATGGTGTTTATTTATATATTCTATCAATTCAAGTCAAAATTTAAAATATAATGACTGAAACCACAAATAATTAATTTCTTTACCTTAAATTTTTGAATAGATTCTGTTAATACAATTAAGTTTCAACATCTAGAATGAGTAAATTTTATAAAATTGATTTAAAAAACTAATTTTTATCTTAATTTATGAAGTTACAACAATGATAAAGTCAAAAAAAATCAAGAATATGTCTTTGAAAGAATTTTTGGAGAAAAAAGATCAAGAACTCCAACGTAAAACTAAAACTGATACCCCAGGAACATCGAAGGAATCGACTCATCAGGAACTTTCAAGTCTTTGTTCTATTCCGTGTAGATTCCGCGATTGGAGTTTGTATCCGCCTTCAGAGCCCATCGTTGATCTTTCAGTCTTGTCTTGCGAACGGAATGTTTTTGATAAAATGGAACCAGTAACACACAAAAAGTACACCAAGAAAGGAAATATTCATCGCAATAACTAAAAAACAAAATTAAAAAAAAAATAAAAATTAAAAAAAAATAAAAATTAAAAAAAAAAATATAAAAATATAAAAATTTTATATTTTATAACAAATGATCCTTTCTTGAGTTTTAAATCAAAACATAACTGAATCGATTAAAATAAACAATAAAGATTGTTTATAATTATTTTACCACAATCAAAATCTCCCTGAAGATGTGTTTTATTAAAAATTTGTATGTAACGTACATACAATAACGTAACTTTTCTGGGATTTTATGATGAATTCCTTAAAGTCTTAATTTGTTTAAAAAATTGATTTTTTATAATTATAAAAATTACTTGTGTGACAATGTCGAACACGAAACGCAATTTTGTAACACTACTATTTTATTTGCTGCTGGTTCACTAAGAAGCAAAAAAATGGTATTCTGAACTCGCGTCAACCCCGACCCTCCATACGATTTATTGAGTGCATCTATTATATTCCCTGATATTAACGCTTCAGAAGCACTCGAACGGAAGTCCAAAATTGCATCAATTATATCACCAGAAAAAACCTTATTAGAACAAGTCAAACTTGGGGGATCTCAGAAACCGAGATCTCTTTCTTCCGAAGAAGATTTCTTTGCGAGGGAAATATCTGTATATGTGCTCGTATAAACAAACCTAGATTGTACCTTTGTTTTTCTAAATCATCATAAAAAAATAAAAAAATAATTTAGTAGTAATGACAAGAAAAATAAAGAAAATTTGATTGTTTTTGTATTTTTGTTAAATACAAAATATTTAATTTAAGAGAATCTTCTATTAATTCATAATAGGTTACTACGAGACTTTGTTCTACTATAGGAACCTATTATGAGTTCGATAATGGAAACGTGCGCGTCTATTTGAAGCTGGATAATTAAGAAATTGCTTTTTCGAATTAGTAAAAGTTAAAGACCGAGAAATACTATTATTAATTAATGATTCTGAAGTCCTCAATTTAAATTTACAATCTTTTGCAAAATGATATTTGCTTCCACGGTGAAAACATTTATTTTCACTTGAAAAGTCATTATTTGTAACGTACTCTTTTGACAATCTGAAAGTTGAACATTAGAGAATGAACCTTCTCTAACATTTTCTATTCCAAATTTTTTCATAAATTTTATTTTGTGATATCTTCTTGAAATTCATCTCCATTTCTTGATTTTTCTAAAATCTAAATTAGTTTGTAAATGGATGTCCAATAAAATCCCTTTCGTAAATTATGTTCTAAAAACCTTTTCTGAACATCAAATGATTTTCCAACATAATATTTATCTTTTTGTAATTTAAGGATATAAATATATTGAGAATTATCAAAAGAATTAAATAAAATACACACAATGAAAATTATTATTAGAATAACCAAAATTAGATTTCTTGCGGTTTTATTCATAATATTTTATTTTAGGTACAACCACAGATTTTTTCATTAAAAATAAGATTTTAAGAAATAAAAACATCATATATCCCATCATAAAAATTCAGGAAAATTAATTGTATGTACATTACATACAATTTTTTAATAAAAAATATCTTCAGGGAGATTCATTAATTTAGAGTAATTTAAATAGTTACACCTTATATTAAATAAAATTGATTAAAAAATTTACGAATTTTTATATTATTAAAATCGGAAGTTTTTTAATCAATTTTATTTAAAGTCAGGTAGGAATATGTAAATAACAAAAATATAAAAAATAATTAAATTTTCTGGTAAAGAAACCAATCGTTCGTAGTTTTTAAGAAAGTCGTCATAATTTAAATTTTGACTTGTATTGATAATTATATAAATAAACATCCAAAATAACTACCTTAAATTAGAAAATCTTGATAGTCTTATTATTTTAAATACAAACATTAATATTTTTAAGAATTTTCAAAAATTAAAATATTAATACAAGAAGAATTCGATAATTCTAAAAAATATTTAGAATACAACGAAAATTTTATTCTTGAACCCTGTCCTAGCCTTATTAATGGATAAGAAAAAGAAACTTTAATTATTCCTTTTTCAATGAAAATTTTATCGATTTTCTTTGATTTTATTAAATATGTTTCTCCATCTATTTCTAATTTTAAATATAATTTAAATTTTAGATACTCTCCTCTAGGAATTTTAATATTAATGATCAAAGAAATATAAAGTATTACAGATTTTGAAAGGACATACAAATGTTGTTTATTAAAATATGGATTTTCTATTTGTAATTCTTCAATATAAGAATTATATTCCCAAAATTCATTAAAATCATCCTCATATAGAATATTTTCATCAAAATGATTAATATCTAAAATTTTATCATAATTGAATTTTTCTTTGTATGTTTCGTTCAGAGAAAAATTTAGATCATTCCATTCATAGCTAATAATATTATCAGAAATAATTGAAAAAACATAAAAACTATTGTAATATGAAGTTTTTTGCTGATCCATTTTTAATTTTAACTCAGGTTATTAAATATATTTCGGGTAAAAAATTTAATTAAATTAATTAAATTAATTAAATCGATTCAAATTATTTTAGAATGGAAACTATAATAGTACTAATTTAATTGAACTTGTAAAAATCCAAACCTTTAGCATTTACAACAATAAATGTATTATTTCGAGAATTCTTACTTATTTTTTTATAAAATTGACGACACTTGGAAAAGCTCTTATAATAGTAGAAAAATATTTCTTTTGTCATTTGTTTAAATTTAAGTTTTGGATGTTCTGGTGGCGTTTTAAATGAAATAAATAAAGTGGGACTTGTATTCCATATACTTTTCTTGAAAAATGGAATTAATTGACGATAATCACCAATTTTGAAACCATGTAATGGAGACATAATAAAAATCAATGTATCGGTATCAATATCATTAATTAATTTTTTTAAAACTTCTATTCCAGGATTAATTTTTATTAATAAACAAAATAAATCCCCAAAATCAGTCTCAAAATATTCTTTAATATATAAAGTTCCTCTTTGATGATTATATTTATTTAATTTTATTGGTAATTGAACTTCTGTACAAGAAATATCTAATTCATTTGCTGTATATTCCCCAGTATTTGGCCTGATCAAAACATTACGATAAATTAAATCTAATATTTTTTGATCGATGATAAACGAACCATCAAAAATTACTTTATAATTGTAATAAAGACCCTTACCCCATTTTAGATATTCTACGAGATTTTCAGTTTTACGTTTTAAACAAATTTTTTTATCATAAGCAATTTTATGATCGGAAATTATTAGTTTTTTTGTATTATATTCATTATAATGAATTTTAATATTGTTATCTGGATAATAATATTTAATGTATTTCTTTTTAAGTTTATATTTGATTAAATTAGTGTGGTTAATATTTTTAGATACACTAATATATTGATATAAATAATACATTAGATTTTTTATATTTTAGGTAACCGATAGTTTTTTCGATCAATTTTAATTTATTAATTTCATATTGCATGTATTTTAAGAAAATCATATTTGAAAAGTTCTTTTAATTTTCTGAATTACATACGAACTTTCAAATAAACATTTATTAAATTAATTTGATTTAATAAACTATTTTTATAAAAAGAAACAAAAGTAATCTATTATGAATAATAATTTATTGTTTAAATTAGAAAAAAATTCCTCTAATGACATAGACAATAGAAAAACTGTAAGGTTGGATATTAAAAATTCAACTCTTTTTAATAATTCTCGAAATGAATATAATCAAAATTGGTGTTATTTTTATGATGTATATTTTAAATTTTATTCAAGGACGTTTGATCATTCACTTATTGAACCTGTAAAATACAACTTAATAATAGATATGGAACATTTACAGAACAAATCTAAATACATTGAAGAACTTTCTAATTTTATAACAAATATTGGTTTCGTCAATGAAAGAAGATCTACTAATATATCTTCAATAGTAGAACTTGAATTAATAAATGTTAATTCATTTCATCTGGGATCTAGTAGATGTGGTCAATATGATGAATATCAATTAATTTTTTCCCTTGAAACTTTCTTTGAAAAAACTCCATTTTCTAAAATTATAATTAGTTATTCTAATGATTATATTCTGATGAATCATTTAACTGAAAAATTACAGGAATTTGTTACAGATAAATTTATTTTGGCGTGTAACATTGATAAAAATGTGTATCATTTTAATGATATTAATCTTAATGGAGGTCCTGTAGAAATTATATTGGAAATATTAAAAATATATTTTTTGGTTGATGATCTTAATTATTTGAAAAATGAATGGTTAAAATATGAAAATTGGCCTCCACTTGGAATTACTAATGAAAAACAAATTTGCATAATTCAAAAGGGAGGCATTTTTAAAATTACCAAAGATACTATTTTTATAAAATCACTTAAGAATAATTTTGATTTGAATCTCGAATATCTTATTCAAAAATGTAATAAATATCCGAATATTAAAGGTATAGATTTAAAAAATACTGTTATGGATGGATATGGAATTTATTCTAGTAGCATTGATATAATTCATCATCTAATTTTTAAAAAAACTCTCAATTACAAATTAAACTTTTGTGATTTACTAATAAATAATCAAATAAAATTCTTTGATATTAGCAATGCTCTTGGTACAAAAACATCTAATAAATATTTTGCAAAAAAAGTAGAGAAATATAATAAAAATTATCTGTATAAAAATTGTATTTTAACAGAAAAGTTAAGTTTAGACTTTGATACAATTCCTGCCAGGTTGTGGTTCATTCCAGATGAGCATCGTAAAAAATCTATAGAACTTCATGAAAAGTACTCAATATTAAAGAGTTATATAAAACTAATTTTAAGCAGGAAATATTTTAATAAAACTTTTGAATTGTTAGAAACTCTTAAATGTTAAGTGTTTATCATCAAAAAATAATTAAATTATTTTAATTTAATTATTGTAATGAAGTACACTTAGAAAGACTATTAAGATTAATTAATTATTCCAGCGATGTAATTCTGTTTTTAATTATTGTAAACTGAGGAAATCATATGAATTAATATTCAAATATAATTACTTTACCATGATTAAAATCTTCTAGAAGATTCAATAATTGAGAATAATTTAAGGTTTCCATTATTTTGTATTTATATTAAATACAAATCATTTAATTTATAGTTCAAGTACATCTCAAGAAAACTTTTAAATAAAAATTTATACTAATAATGAAACTATCAAATTGAGAAACAATATTTTTTAAAAAAATATATTTTTTGTCTATTACATCATAACCATGAACAGTAATTTATTTTATAAAATTTGGTACTATTTCAAAATAATATTCAATAATTTTATATTTCATTTTTTAATAATGAATCACGATAAATTTTTTAATCAAGTTATTAAAAACTTAAATTGAATGAAAAAACTTTTGATTTTTTAAAAAATAAAAAATTGATATTACTAGAATGAATATTTTTCAACTTGATACTTTTAATAAATTTACTTTTGATGATTCTGAATATGAAAATAAATTAAATGAAATTACTTCACAATTATCAGAATCTACAATCTTTTCTAGCAGAAACTATCAAGGTCATATGAATTATGATATTAGTAATCCTCATATTACTGGATACAACCTTGGACTTAAATATAACCAAAATCAGGTAGCTGTTGAAAGCTCGCCTGTTACAACAAAATATGAAATTTCTTTCATTAAGAACATGATTAATTTATTTGGTTACGATCAAAAATCATGGGGTTATATTTCTTCAGGAGGGACTATTAATAATATTATGGGATTATGGATTGCCAGAGAGAAAAATAGAAGTAAAGGCAACAACAGTAATATAGTACTTGTTTCAGAGTTTGGTCATTATTCAATTAAAAAAGCTTGTAAAATTCTTGATTTAGTTCCTTTCATTTGTAAAACAGATCATCAAGGAAGAATTGTTCTTCCCGAAAATTTAAATCATGTTCTTGCAATTGTTGTAAATATTGGAACAACGGAAACAGGAATTTGTGATGATCTTGAAGGGATTCTTAATAAAGTTAAAAATACAAATATTTATATCCATGCTGATGCAAGTTATGGTGGATATTATATTTATCTCAAAAATAATAATATTTTGTCAGATTACACTAGAACTCAATTTAAGTGTTTAGCACAAACAGATTCTATTTCGGTAGATCCACATAAATTGGGGTTTGCTCCATATGGATGTGGTGTATTTCTTTTAAAGAATGGGATTGATAGAAAATTTATTTCATGTTCTTCAGAGGTAAACTATATTGATACAAGTATTAGTTCAGATACAACAATTGAAGGAAGTAGAAGTGGTGCTATGGCAGTTTCTGTATTTCTAGGTCATGAAATTCTTAATAACAAATATCAGAAATTAATGGAAGCTCTTATTAGGGGTTCTGAAATGTTAAAATCTGAATTGAAAACTATTGATAATATTTCTTTGTACGAAAATACAGATTTAGGTATTGTTCTCTTTACATGTCCTAATATTGAATATCTATCAAGTAAATTTTGCAAAAATGAAAATCATAAAAATGATCGTTTAACTTTGGTTACAACTGTTATTGATAATGTTAAATATTTTAGAATTGTAATTATGGACCCATATTTTGAAGATTACTGTAAAGAGTTTACTAAAAAACTAATTTTTGAAATGAAAATGTATTTTGAAGATTATGAAAATGACATTCAACGAAGATTTTTAATGTTAAAAAGTATCGCATCTGAATGCGATACCGATGCTGATCTTCTTGAGCTTGTAAGATCTGGAAAGAAATTTGTAGCTTATAATGGGTTTGAACCTTCTGGAAGAATTCATATTGCTCAAGCTATTATTACTGTTATTAATTCAAATACTATTATTGATGCTGGCGGAAAGGTAATTCTTTATATTGCAGATTGGTTTGCAAAACTTAATCATAAACTTGGAGGCGATCTTGAAAAGATTAGAGATGTTGGACGTTATTTTATCGAAGTTTTTAAAGCTTGTGGACTTAATCAATTTAACACAGAATTTATTTGGGCTAAGGATCTCATTGAAGGAAATCCTAAATATTGGGAACAATTTCTCGATATTGGTACTAAAATGACTCTTAACAGAGTTAAAAAATGCTGTACTATTATGGGAAGATCGGAATCTGATACACTTTCAGCTAGTCAAATTTTTTATCCAGCAATGCAAGCTACTGACGCTCTAATTATGAATGTAGATATTTGTCAAATGGGTATTGATCAACGTAAAGTTAATATGCTCATTAGAGATTACTGTTCCGTAGCAGGAAGAAAATCACCTGTTATTCTTTCTCATAAGATGCTTATGGGACTTCAAGGAACTAAATCAAGTTTGGGTAAAATGAGTAAAAGTGATCCTAAATCATGTATTTTTATGGAAGATACATTCGAAGATATCCAAAGTAAAATTAAAATGGCTTTCTGCAATGATTCAGTAATTGATAATCCTATCTTTGAATACATTAAGTATATTTTAATCAGATGGTACCATAAAATTACCCTTTGTGGAAAAGAATATGATTCTATTGAAGAAATTGAAAAAGATTTTCCATTAATGAATAAATCAGAACTTAAATCTGATGTTTCTAAACTTATTAATGGAATTATTGAACCTGTAAGAACTCATTTTTCAACTGGAGAAATGAAAGAACTTGCTGAAAGAGTTGCTTCATATCGTACTTCAAGATAAATTAAAATAACTATAAATAAAATTTTTGAGATTAATATTTGGAAATAATTTAAGAATTTTATTACTTTGTATTTATGTTAAATACAAATCATTTGAATTTTAATGGTTTTAAAATATTTTTCAGACCTTAATTTTTTTATTAAAAGTAATCATTCAATGATGTTATTGAGATCATAAATTTTATAATTTAAAATATTCTATCAAATATTAAATTACTTTTCAGATTTTGTTAAATATTAACATTTCAAAAACTTCCCAATTAAATGCTATAATGTAAATAATTAAGAAAGAAGAACTACTAAATACCACAAGAAATAGACTTGAAGAGTATAACATTAAAAATGAAACTACACAACTCCACCCAAGTACCCCCCTCCGAGATGTACCTTGAATAAACTAAATTTGAATAAAAATTTAAATGATTTGTATTTAACGTAAAAACAAACTAATGGATACCTTAAATTACGATCAATTAATAAATTTACCTGAAGATTTTGATTGTAGTAAAGTAGTTAAAATTGATATTTCATTTTATGGATTAAGAAATTTATATAAATTAAATTTAGAAAAATTTATTAATTTACAAATATTATATTGTCAGGGTAATCAATTAAGTAATCTTGATGGACTTTCTAATTGTACTTCTTTAAAAGAATTATATTGTTATAATAATAAATTAAGCAATCTTGATAGTCTTTCTAATTGTACTTTTTTACAAGTATTATGGTGTAGTAATAATAAATTAAGCAATCTTGATGGACTTTCTAATTATACTTCTTTACAGTATTTAGATTGTAGTAATAATCAATTAAGTAAACTTGATTGTCTTTCTAATTGTACTTCTTTACAGTATTTAGATTGTAGTGATAATCAATTAAGTAATCTTGACTGGCTTTCTAATTGTACTTCTTTACAAGAATTATATTGTAATAGTAATCAATTAAGTAATCTTGATTGTCTTTCTAATTGTATTTCTTTGCGGAAATTAAGTTGCGGTAAAAATCGATTAATTAGACTTGATAGTCTTTCTAATTGTACTTCTTTACAAAAATTATATTGTCATGTTAATAAATTAAGTAATCTTGATTGTCTTTCTAAATGTACTTCTTTACAAGAATTGTTTTGTAGTAATAATCAATTAAGTAATCTTGATTGTCTTTCTAATTGTGTTTCTTTACAAGAATTAGATTGTGGAAGTAATCAATTAAATAATCTTGATGGTCTTTCTAATTGTGTTTCTTTACGGAAATTAGATTGTAGATATAATAAATTAAGTAGCCTTGATGGTTTTTCTAATTGTACTTCTTTACAAAAATTATATTGTAGCGGTAATCAATTAAGTAATCTTAATTGTCTTTTGAATTGTACTTCTTTACAAGAATTATATTGTAGTAATAATCAATTAAGTAATCTTGATTGTCTTTCTAATTGTGCTTCTTTACGATATTTATATTGCAATAATAATCAATTAACAACCCTTTTACCGATTAGAAATTTAAGGAATTTAATTTCCGTAGATTATGATAATAATCCCTTTGAAGGACCTCATCATCCTGCTGTTTTAAGAATTCTTGATGAAAATAAAAGTATAGGAAATACCATTTATTCAGATTCCCAAAATGTTCATGATTCAGAAATTACTAGAAGTGTTAATACTTCAATTAATAATTTACTGAAAGCTCATAGTAAATTTCTAAAGTCAGAAAATGAAATAATAAACAAATTAATTGAAATAAAATTTCCTAGAATCGAAGACCTAATGACTTATTTCAAGATCAAAGATATTCATTCTTATTTTAATTTAAGATATTTTGAAGTATTTCAATTAGTATTTGCCGAAATAGAATTCCTTAATTACAATCCTGAAATTATCAAACGTTTAGAGGAAGAACTTGAAGATGCTTCTTGTATGTGCTTTACAGGAAGAATTAGCAGAACTGTTAATTCATTGAATGGCTTTTCAGATCTTGTAAATATTAACATTTCAGAAACTTCTCAAATTAATGCTATAATGTCATTAATTAAAAATGATTTTGAAAAAGGTAAAATCAAAAAAGAAGAACTACTAGATACAGTTAGAAATAGACTTGAAGAGTACAACATTAAAAATGAAACTATACAATTTTATTTAAGTATTTTCTCTGAGATGTATCTTGAATAAACTAAATTTGAATAAAAATTTAAATGATTTGTATTTAATGTAAATACAAACTAATGGATACCTTAAATTACGATCAATTAATAAATTTACCTGAAGATTTTGATTGTAGTAAAGTAATTAAAATTGATATTTCATTTTATGGATTAAGAAATTTATATAAATTAAATTTAGAAAGATTTATTAATTTACAAATATTATATTGTCGGGGTAATCAATTAAGTAATCTTGATGGACTTTCTAATTGTACTTCTTTAAAAGAATTAGATTGTGGTAATAATAAAATAAGTAATCTTGATGATCTCTCTAATTATACTTATTTAGAAGAATTAAATTGTAGTAATAATCAATTAAAAAATCTTGATTGCCTTTTCAATTGTACTTCTTTAAGCTTATTATATTGCCGTGATAATAAAATAAGTAATATTGATTGCCTTTCTAATTGTACTTCTTTACTAGTATTAGATTGTAGTGGTAATAAAATAAGTAATCTTGATTGCCTTTCTAATTGTACTTCTTTAAGCTTATTAGATTGTAGTGGTAATAAAATAAGTAATCTTGATTGTCTTTCTAATTGTACTTCTTTAGAATATTTAGATTGTTGGATTAATAAAATAAGTAATCTTGACTGTCTTTCTAATTGTACTTCTTTATACAAATTAAATTGTAGTAGTAATCAATTAAGTAATCTTGACTGTCTTTCTAATTGTACTTCTTTATACAAATTAAATTGTAGTAGTAATCAATTAAGTAATCTTGACTGTCTTTCTAATTGTACTTCTTTACAAGAATTAAATTGTAGTATTAATAAATTAAGTAATCTTGATTGTCTTTCTAATTGTATTTCTTTACAAGAATTAAATTGTAGTAGTAATCAATTAAGTAATCTTGATTGTCTTTCTAATTGTACTTCTTTACAAAAATTGAATTGTAATTATAATCAATTAGAAAATCTTGATGGTCTTTCTAATTGTACTTCTTTACAAGAATTGAATTGTAATTATAATAAAATAAGTAATCTTGATTGTCTTTTGAATTGTACTTCTTTACAAGAATTACGGTGTAGTAATAATCAATTAAGTAATCTTGACGGACTTTCTAATTGTATTTCTTTACGAAAATTAAATTGTAGTTTTAATCAAATAACTGATATTGTTGAACTTTCTAATTGTGCTTCTTTACGATATTTATATTGTTCGGATAATAAAATAAGTAATCTTGATTGTCTTTCTAATTGTACTTCTTTACAAGAATTATATTGTTGTTATAACCGATTGAGTAATCTTGATTGTCTTTCTAATTGTACTTTTTTACAAATATTATATTGCAATAATAATCAATTAACAACACTTTTACCGATTAGGAATTTAAGAAATTTAACCTTCGTAAATTATGGTAACAATCCCTTTGAAGGACCTCATCATCCTGCTGTTTTAAGAATTATCAAAAGAAATAAAAGTATAAAAAATACTATCTATTCTGACACCCAAAATGTTCACGATTCAGAAATTACTAGAAGTGTTAATACTTCAATTAATAATTTACTGAAAGCTCATAGTAAATTTCTAAAGTCAGAAAATGAAATAATAAACAAATTAATTGAAATAAAATTTCCTAGAATCGAAGACCTAATGACTTATTTCAAGATCAAAGATATTCATTCTTATTTTAATTTAAGATATTTTGAAGTATTTCAATTAGTATTTGCCGAAATAGAATTCCTTAATTACAATCCTGAAATTATCAAACGTTTAGAGGAAGAACTTGAAGATGCTTCTTGTATGTGCTTTACAGGAAGAATTAGCAGAACTGTTAATTCATTGAATGGCTTTTCAGATCTTGTAAATATTAACATTTCAGAAACTTCTCAAATTAATGCTATAATGTCATTAATTAAAAATGATTTTGAAAAAGGTAAAATCAAAAAAGAAGAACTACTAGATACAGTTAGAAATAGACTTGAAGAGTACAATATTAAAAATGATACTATAGAATTTTATTTAAGTATTTTCTCTGAGATGTACCTTGAATAATTAATATATAATTAAATTAATTTTTATCAAGAATTTATAGAAATAGATTATTAAATTATACTTATTATAAGTATAATTCTATTAATTTCATAAGGATTTATAAAACTAGACATCCATTTCATTTCTCTATGTATTCTGGATAGCTATTTGGAAAAATGTCAAACTTAGTATCTTTGTCTTCTAAAAGATCTCCTAAGAAATTACTTTTACGGGCTAAAGCATTAAGAATTCTTAATTCAGTTTCATAACCCTTAGCATAAACTATTCTAGTATGTGTTTCAGATTTTAACCCTTGACGGTAAATTCTCATAGTAACTTGATAAATTAAATTCATTTCATAATTAGGAGAAACTAAAAGAAGTCTAGGTCTCTTCCCATGGATGTCATGCAATGAAATTCCTGCACCACCAACTTTAAGTTGCATTATCATAATTCTTAAATTATTTGTGTCTTCTTGGAATTCTGAAATTACTTTCTTACGATTAGTCAATGAAGTTTTTCCATCCAAAACTGCAACATCATATCCATTCTCATTAAAAATATCTGCAAGATTGTTAATTGGATCCGTATAATTTAATGCAATTACAAGTTTTCCTGTCTTGTTCTTTTTCAAATGTTCAAGGCCTAATCTTGCAAAAATATCAACTTTAGCAAGTTCTATTAATCGTAAAGCTCTAGAAAGATAAGGTTTAATTTTATTACTTCCATTCTCTCCCTTTACAAAAAAATCTTTAGTTTCATCTTCTAAAAGTTGAACACCTTCATCCATCAATTCAATATTTTCACGTCCTTTAATCTTATAGAAACCATTAACAATGTCATTCGGAAATTCTTTTGTACTGGAATCTACCATAGCAGAAGAAATAGAAGGAACATATATTTCAACAAAGAGTGCTAAAGCTAAAGATCTTATAGAATTAGCTGTATAAGGTTTATGTTCAGCAATAATCTTCTTAGTTTTTCTTGGACTAAGTCTTTCACACTCTATAATCAAATTTTTAATTCCATCAAGAATTATAGTTCCTTTCTTGTTACGGTAGAAAAGTCGTGGCTTATCGATTAAATGAATAACTTTCATAATGTTAATTCCATGCTTTTCAGATTCCATAGGAGTTCTCGAAAGAAAAATATATCTTGAGTTACAACGGCATTTATTAATGTCTTTGATTACAGCTGAAACTGCTTTTGATTGCGCTGAAGAATTTTTAATTTCTTGAAATTCATCACAAACGAATAAAATTCCAGATTTAATAATTTTATGAAATTCTTTGGTAACTTCAAAACTTATTTTATTAATTTTGGTTTCTTGACCAGTTTCTTCATTAATTGCGATTTTAATGTCATCAAAACGTTCAAGAAGACCATGTTTAGGTTGAAGTCCAGTTTTAGCTTTGAAAGAAGAATAAGTAATAGAATAAAGTAATTGAACACCATATTTTTCACATTCAGTTTCCCATACTGAAACTACTGACTTAGGACAAATAACAAAAATAGGTAAATTAAGTTTTTTGGCTAATGCGATTGTTACAATAGTTTTTCCAAGACCTGCCTTTGAAAGGTTAAATGCTCCATGGTTATCCTTGAGAATTTCTAAAAGTTCTTTCAAATGAGGCTTTTGGAAAGGTAAAAGCTTTATTTCTTCCATTTTAGGGGGGGGGGGAAATATTATTTTAAAATAAAACATGTAACAATAATTAAAAGTAAATTCTTGTAATTAAATTAATTACAAATAATCATATTAGGTTGGTTTTTTAATGTAAATCTTAATATGAAAAGAATCTATTAGTTCTTTTTTGTTAAATTGATCCAAAAATTAAATGAATTTTCATTTAATAAAACAAAATAATATGGAAGAAGTTCAATTTTGTTTTAATGAACACTACTAGTAACCCAAAATCAAAAAGCGATAAATCTAAAAATACTTTTTTTTAAATTAAATTACGGTCAATTGCTTAATTTACATAAAATTGAAATTGATTGTAATCAAGTTACTGTAATTGATATTTCAAATCGTTCTATAGATTCATTAGAAAATTTGAATCTTGAAAGGTTTGAAAATTTAGAAGAATTACATATTTCCAAATGTTCTTTAACAGATCTTGAACCGATTTCTAATATGATTTATTTGAAAGATTTAGATTGTAGTTATAATCAAATAACGAGTCTTGAACCGATTATTAATATGGAAAAATTAGAAATTTTAACATGTAATAATAATCAATTAACAAGTCTTGAACCGATTATTAACTTAGAATCTTTACAAGAAATAAATTATTATGGTAATCCTTATACTGAAAATCATTCAGGAGAAGTTTTACGAAAATTAAACGATTGTAGATAATATTTTATACTTACAATAAGTATAAATAAAATCTAAATTAATTCCTGAATTTACATTGATTATTATCTTGTTTAATTTAACTAAATTAGTTAAATTAATTTATTTATTCAAAGTACATCTTATAGAAAATATCTTGATAAAATTTAATAGTTTCATTATTAGTGTTGTATTCTTCAAGTTTATTTCTAATGGTATCTAGTAGTTCTTCTTCTTTAATTTTATTATTTTCAAAATCATTTTTAATTAACGTCATAATTGCATTAATTTGAGAAGTTTCTGAAATGTTAACACTTACAAGATCTGAAAAGCCAGATAAACTGTTAACTGTTCTACTAATTCTTCCTGTAAAGCACATACAAGAAGCGTCATTAAGTTCTTCCTCTAAACGTTTTAATATTTCAGGGTTAAAATTATGGTGTTCTATTTCGGCGAATACTAATTGAAAAATCTCAAAGTAAGTTAAATTAAAATAAGAATGAATATCTTTAATTTTAAAATATATTAGTAAATCTTCAATTCTTAAAAACTTAATTTCAATTAATTTATTGATTATTTCATTTTCTTGTTTAAGAGAATTACTATGAGCTTTCAATAAATTATTAATTGAATTATTAACACTTCTATTAATTTCTGAATCATGAACATTTTGAGTGTCAGAATAGATAGTATTTCCTATACTTTTATTTCTATTGATAATTCTTAAAACAGCTGGATGATGAGGTCCTTCGAATGGATTACTATTATAACTAACATCGATTAAATTTCTTAAATTCCTAATTGGTAAAAGGGTTGTTAATTGATTTTTATAACAATTTAATTTTTGTAAAGAAGTACAATTAGAAAGCCCATCAAGATTACTTAATTTATTATTATAACAATATAATATTTGTAGAGAAGTACAATTAGAAAGTCCATCGAGATTAATTAATTGATTTTTATAACAATATAATATTTGTAGAGAAGTACAATTAGAGAGACCATTGAGATTAATTAATTGATTTTTATAACAATTTAATTCTTGTAAAGAAGTACAATTAGAAAGACAATCAAGATTTTTTAATTTATTATAACTACAATCTAATTTTTGTAAAGAAGTACAATTAGAAATACTGTTAAGATTATTTAATTTATTATTACCACAACCTAATTTTTGTAAAGAAGTACAATTAGAAATACTGTTAAGATTACTTAATTTATTATTACTACACCATAATATTTGTAAAGAAATACAATTAGAAAGACAATCAATATTACTTAATTGATTAAGACAACAAGATAATTTTTGTAAAGAAGTACAATTAGAAAGACAATCAAGATTACTTAATTTATTATTACTACAAGATAATTCTTTTAAAGAAGTACAATTAGAAAGACAATCAAGATTACTTAATTGATTATTACTATAATATAATTCTTTTAAAGAAATACAATTAGCAATACCATCAATATTACTTAATCGATTATTATCACAATATATTTTTTTAAAGAAATACAATTAGAAAGACCATCAAGATTACTTAATCGATTATTATCACAATATATTTTTTTTAAAGAAGTACAATTAGAAAGACCATCAAGATTACTTAATTTATTATCATTACAGTATAATTTTTTTAATGAAGTACAATTAGAAAGACCATGAAGATCAGTTAATTTATTATCATTACAATTTAATTTCCGTAAATTAATAAATCTTTCTAAATTTAATTTATTTAAACTTTTTAAATATTCATCAATGTTAATTTTAATTACTTTACTGTAATCAAAATCTTCAGGGAGATTCAATAATTGAGAATAATTTAAAGTTTCCATTACTTTGTATTTACATTAAATACAAATCATTTAATTTATAGTTCAATTTTAGTTTATTCAAGGTACATCTCATAGAAAATATTCTGATAAAATTTAATAGTTTCTTCATCAATATTATATTCTTCAAGTTTATTTCTAACGGTATCTAATAGTTCTTCTTCTTTAATTTTATTATTTTCAAAATCATTTTTAATTAATGTCATTACAGCATTAATTTGAGAAGTTTCTGAAATGTTAACACTTACAAGATCTGAAAAGCCATTCAATGAATTAACCGTTCTACTAATTCTCCCTGTAAAACACATACAAGAAGAGTCATTAAGTTCTTCCTCTAAACAGCGAAGAATTTCAGGGTTAAAATTATGGTGTTCTATTTCAGCGAATACTAATTGAAAAATCTCAAAGTAAGTTAAATTAAAATAAGAATGAATATCTTCGATCTTGAAATAAGTCATTAGGTCTTCGATTCTTGAAAACTTAAAATCAAATAATTTATTGATTATTTCATTTTCTGGCTTAAGAGAATTACTATGAGCTTTCAATAAATTATTAATTGAATTATTAACACTTCTATTAATTTCTGAATCGTGAACATTTTGGGTGTCAGAATAGATAGTATTTTCTATACTTTTATTTCTATTGAGAATTCTTAAAACAGCTGGATGATGAGGTCCTTCGAATGGATTACTATTATAACTAACATCAATTAAATTTCTTAAATTCCTAATTGGTAAAAGGGTTGTTAATTGATTTTTATAACAATTTAATTTTTGTAAAGAAGTACAATTAGAAAGCCCATCAAGATTACTTAATTTATTATTATAACAATATAATATTTGTAGAGAAGTACAATTAGAAAGTCCATCGAGATTACTTATTCTATTATTATCGCAATCCAATTTTTGTAAAGAAGTGCAATTAGAAAGACCATCAAGATTACTTAATCGATTATTATAACAAAATAAATTTTGTAAAGAAGTACAATTAGAAAGACCATCAAGATTACTTAATCGATTATTATAACAAAATAAATTTTGTAAAGAAGTACAATTAGAAAGACCATCAAGATTACTTAATTGATTTTTACCGCAACGTAATTTTTTTAAAGAAGTACAATTAGAAAGTCCATCAAGATTACTTAATTGATTATTAATACAATCCAATTTTTGTAAAAAAGTGCAATTAGAAAGACCATCAAGATTACTTAATTGATTATTATAACAAAATAAATTTTGTAAAGAAGTACAATTAGAAAGACCATCAAGATTACTTAATTGGTTATTAATACAATCCAATTTTTGTAAAGAAACACAATTAGAAAGACTATCAAGACTATTTAATTGATTATTATCACAATATAATGTTTGTAAAAAAGTACAATTAGAAAGTCCATCAAGATTATTTAATTGATTATCATCACAATATAATTCTTGTAAATAAGTACAAATAGAAAGACCATCAAGATTACTTAATTGATTATTACTACAAGATAATTTTCGTAAAGAAGCACAATTAGAAAGACTATCAAGATTACTTAATTGATTACACTGGCAATATAATTCTTGTAAAGAAGTACAATTAGAAAGACTATCAAGATTTTTCAATTGATTATTATAACAATATAATGTTTGTAAAGAAGTACAATTAGAAAGACTATCAAGATTACTTAATTGATTATAAATACAACATAATTCTTGTAAAGAAGTACAATTAGAAAGACTATCAAGACTACTTAATTGATTGTTATTACAATATAATTCTTGCAAAGAAGTAAAATTAGAAAGACAGTCAAGATTACTTAATTGATTTTTACCACAACGTAATTTTTTTAAAGAAGTACAATTAGAAAGACTATCAAGACTACTTAATTGATTATTATTACAATATAAATATTGTAAAGAAGTACAATTAGAAAGACAGTCAAGATTATACAAACCATTATAACTACAATTTAATTCTTGTAAATTAATAAATCTTTCTAATTTTAATTCATGTAAACTTTTTAAATTATATGAACTAATATTAATTTTAATTACTTTACTGTAATCGAAATCTTCAGGGAGATTCAATAATTGAGAATAATTTAAGTTAGTCATTACTTTGTATTTACATTAAATACAAAACATTTATATTTTTAATCAATTTAATTTATTAGGAAAGGTACATTTCATGAAAAATATCTTGATAAAATTTGATAGTTTCTTCATTAATATTATATTCTTCAAGTCTATTTCTAACAATGTTTAGTAATTCTTCTTCCTTAATTTTATTATTTTCAAAATCATTTTTAATTAATGACATTACAGAATTAATTTGAGAAGTTTCTGAAATGTTAACACTTACAAGATCTGAAAAGCCAGATAAACTGTTAACTGTTCTACTAATTCTCCCTGTAAAACATATACAAGAAGAGTCATTAAGTTCTTCCTCTAAACGTTTTAGTATTTCAGGATTAAAATTATGCTGTTCTATTTCAGCGAATACTAATTGAAAAATCTCAAAGTAAGTTAAATTAAAATAAGAATGAATATCTTCGATCTTGAAATAAGTCATTAGGTCTTCGATTCTTGAAAACTTAAAGTCAAATAATTTATTGATTATTTCATTTTTAGATTTAAGAGAATTACTATGAGCTTTCAATAAATTATTAATTGAAATGTTAACACTTCTAGTAATTTCTGAATCGTGAACATTTTGGGTGTCAGAATAAATGGTATTTCCTATACTTTTATTTTCATCAATAATTCTTAAAACAGCTGGATGATGAGGTCCTTCAAAGGGATTATTATCATAATCTATGTAATTTAAATTTCTTAAATTCCTAATTGGTAAAAGAGTTGTTAAATGATTATTTTCACAATCCAATTCTTGTAAAGAAGTACAATTAGAAAGACAATCAAGATTACTTAATTGATTATCATTACACCATAATACTTGTAAAGAAGTACAATTAGAAAGACAATCAAGATTACTTAATTGATTATCATTACACCATAATACTTGTAAAGAAGTACAATTAGAAAGACAACCAAGATTACTTAATTTATTAAAATGACAACGTAATTCCCGTAAAGAAGTACAATTAGAAAGGCAATTAAGATTGATTATTTGATTATTACTACAATCCAATTTTTGTAAAGAAGTACAATTAGAAAGACTATCAAGATTATTTAATTTATTATAACCACATTCTAATATTTGTAAAGAAGTACAATTAGAAAGACCATCAAGATTACTTAATTTATTAAAATTACAACGTAATTCCCGTAAAGAAGTACAATTAGAAAGTCCATTAAGATTAGTTATTTGATTATCAGTGCAATATACTTCTTGTAAAAAAGTACAATTAGAAAGACAATCAAGACTACTTATTTGATTATTATAACAATATAATTTTTGTAAAGAAGTGCATTTATAAAGACCATCAAGCCTGCCTAATCGATTTTTACCGCAACATAATTCTTGTAAAGAAGTACATTTAGAAAGACAATCAAGATTAGTTAATTCATTATAATTACAATTCAATTTTTGTAAAGAAGTACAATTAGAAAGTCCATTAAGATTAGTTATTTGATTATCACTGCAATATACTTCTTGTAAAGAAGTACAATTAGAAAGTCCATCAAGATTTTTCAATTGATTATCATTACAATTTAATATTTGTAGAGAAGTACAATTAGAAAGTCCATCAAGATTTTTCAATTGATTATAATCACAATTTAATTCTCGTAAATTAATAAATCTTTCTAATTTTAAATCATGTAAACTTTTTAAATTACATATCCTGATATTAATTTTAAGAATTTTGCTGTAATCAAAATCTTTAGGGAGATTCAATAATTGATCATAATATAAGGTCATTACTTTGTATTTACATTAAATACAAAAAAAATTATATTTTTAATCAATTTAATTTATTAGGAAAGGTACATTTCATGAAAAATATCTTGATAAAATTTGATAGTTTCTTCATTAATATTGTACTCTTTAAGTTTATTTCTAACAGTATCTAGTAGTTCTTCTTCTTTAATTTTATTATTTTCAAAATCATTTTTAATTAATGTCATTACAGCATTAATTTGAGAAGTTTCTAAAATATTAACACTTACAAGATCTGAAAAGCCATTCAATGAATTAACCGTTCTATTAATTCTTCCTGTAAAGCACATACAAGAAGAATCATTAAGTTCTTCCTCTAAACAGCGAAGAATTTCAGGACTATAATCTAAATGTTCTATTTCAGCGAATACTAATTGAAAAATCTCAAAGTAACTTAAATTAAAATAAGAATGAATATCTTCGATCTTGAAATAAGTCATTAGGTCTTCGATTCTTGAAAACTTAAAATCAATTAGTTTGTTAATTATTTCATTTTCTGACTTTAGAGATTTACTATGAGCTTTCAATAAATTATTAATTGAAGTATTAACACTTTTAGTAATTTCTGAATCATGTACGTTTTGAGAATCAGAATAGATATTATTTCCTATACTTTTATTTCCATCAAGAATTCTTAAAACTGCTGGATGTTGAGGTCCTTCAAAGGGATTATTATAATATCGTACATAATTTAAATTTCTTAAATTTCTGATTGGTAAAAGTGTAGTTAATTGATTATTGCTGCAATTTAATTCTTGTAAAGAAGTACAATTAGAAAGACAATCAAGATTACTTAATTGATTAAGACAACAATCTAAATACTGTAAAGAAGTACAATTAGAAAGACAATCAAGATTACTTAATTTATTATTACTACACCATAATTGTTGTAAAGAAGTACAATTAGAAAGGCAATCAAGATTACTTAATTTATTACCACTGCAATATAATTTTTGTAAAGAAGTACAATTAGAAAGACAATCAAGATTACTTATTTGATTACATTGGCAATATAATTCTTGTAAAGATGTACAAATAGAAAGACCATCAAGATTACTTAATTTATTAAAACAACAATCTAAATACTGTAAAGAAGTACAATTAGAAAGAAAGTCAAGATTACTTAATTGATTATGACTACATTCTAATTCTTGTAAAGAAGTACAATTAGAAAGGCAATCAAGATCAGTTAATTTATTATCACTACAATTTAATTCTCGCAAAGAAATACAATTAGCAATACCATCAATGTTACTTAATTTATTATCATTACAGTATAATTTTTTTAATGAAGTACAATTAGAAAGCCAATCAAGATTACTTAATTTATTATTACTACACCATAATACTTGTAAAGAAGTACAATTAGAAAGACAATCAAGATCAGTTAATTTATTATCATTACAATTTAATTCTCGTAAATTAATAAATCTTTCTAAATTTAATTCATTTAACCTTGTTAAATTATATTCATCAAGGTTAATTTTAATTACTTTATTGTAATCGAAATCTTCAGGGAGATCTAATAATTGATAATAATTTAATGTATTCATTGTTTTGTATTTTTTCAATTTTATTTAATTAATCTAATTAAATAATAATTATTCAAGGTACATCTCAGAAAAGATATCTTGATAGAAAGTTATAGTTTCTTCTTTAGTATTGTAATCTTCAAGTCTATTTCTAACTATGTCTAATAATTCTTCTTTTTTAATTTTACCTTTTTCAAAATCATTTTTAATTAATGACATAACAGAATTAATCTGAGAAGTGTCAGAAATTTTAATACTTACATGTTCAGAAAAAACATTCAAACAATTAACGGTTCTATTAAAGCGTCCCGTAAAACATTTACAAGAAGATTCTTCAAGTTCTTCTTCTAAACGTTTAATAATTTCAGAATCGAAATTAAGTCTTTCTATTTCGGCAAATACTAATTGAAACATTTCAAAATAAGATAAATTAAAATATGAATGAACGTTTTTGTTATTAAAATATTCTAATAAATCTTCAATTCTAGAGAATTTAAGTTCAACTAATTTATTAATAATTTCTTCTTCTGATTTAAGATGATTGGTGTAAATTTTCATTAAGTTATTAAGCGAATCATTAACATTTTTATTTATTTCTGAATCATGTACGTTCTGCGCATCATCATAAATATCAATAATATCTATATTTCTATTAAGAATTCTCAATACAGCAGGATGATGAGGTCCTTCAAAAGGATTATTATTAAAATTAATAAAACTCAAATTTCTTAAATTTCTGATTGGTAAAAGTGTTTTTAATTGATTATTATCACAATTTAATTTTGTTAAATGAATACAATTAGCAATACTATTAATATTTTCTATTTGATTACCAGAACATTCTAAATTAAGTAAAGAGCTACAATTAGCAAGAATATCAAGATTTTTTAATTGATTACGAGAACAATTTATTATACGCAGAGATACACAATTAGAAATTCCATAAAGATTTTCTAATTTATTATTATAACAATATATAGAATTTAAAAAAATACATTTAGAAAGTCCATAAAGATTCTCAAGATCATTATTATTACAAGTTATTTCTTTTAAATAAATACAATTAGTAAGATCATGAAGATTTTTTATTCTGTTATTTTTACATATTAAAACTTTCAAAGAAACGCAATTAGTAAGTCCATTAAGATTTTGTAAATTATTCATACTGCAATTTAATTTTTGTAAAGAAGTACAATTAGAAAGAATGCGAAGATTTCCTAATCTATTTTTAGAACAGTCTAATATCTTCAAAGAAGCATAATTGGTAAAACCATATAGATTATATAATCTATTTTTAGAACAATTTAATTCCTGCAAAAAAATACAATTGGAAAGTCCGTCAAGACTAAATATATTATTATCAGAACAATCTAATTTTTGTAAAGAAATACAATTAGTAAGCCCATAAAGATTTTTTATTTTATTACTATTGCATATCAATATTTTTAAAAAAATACAATTAATAAGACCATTAAGATTTTGTAAATTATTATTATTACATACTAATATTTCCAATAAAGTACAATTAGAAAGACTATTTATATTTTCTAAATTATTATTATTGCAATGTAATTCTCGTAAATAAGTAAAATTAGAAATAATGTCAATATTATTTATTTTGTTAAATCCGCATTTTAATTCTTTTAAAAAAATACATTTATATAGATTGTTAAGATTTTCCAAAATATTATTATTGCAGATTAATATTTGTAAAGAAGTACAATCAGAAAGACCATCAAGATTTTTTAATTGATTATTACTACAACTTATTTTTTGTAAAGAAGTACAATTAACTAGAAAATCAAGATTTTCAATTATAGAATGCTTTATATATATTTCTGTCATGTTAATGAACAATCCTAAGTTTAATTTAAGTAACTTTTTATTATCAATAGATAATATATACTCAATTTCAATTGCGGTTACGGGAGCGTAATCAAAATTTTCAGGTAAATTTATTAAGTTTTCGTATTTAAAAAACATTATATTATCATTAATAATTAAATTTATAAGTTTAATTAATCAATTTTACCGAGTTAAAGTTATAAATTGATAAAATTGAATTTTAAAACTATTTTTTCTATTATGAAGTGAACAAATATAGGAACTACCAAAGTTTTCATACATGAAATCTTATACAGTTAAATCAAAATATATTGGTCGTGAATGTACAATTGAAATGATAGATGAAGAATTGATTAAAAGTCATTTCCCTTCTGTTGATTGTATTGAAAATATTGTTAAAACTTCTCGTATTGGTTATAGGCAACTTAATTACGGAAGAAGTATAGATATATTTGCATATGGGAGATGGGTTAATATAAAAGGTGCTGGAACAGATGGTCATTATAGATATTCTCTTAGGTCTAATAAAATAAAATATATACAAGCAAATCATAAAGCTAAAACTCATTTTAATGGTCTTTTAACTCTTGAAGAAGCTAAACAAGATCTTAAAATGAGCAATATGGTTAAAAATATAGGAATTCCAATTATTAGAACGTATGCTATTTTAAAAATTGATGATATTCACTGCATTCAAGTTAGAGAATATCATACAAGAGAATCTATAAAATATGGTTTAATGAACACATTAAGTGCTATATCGATCCAACAACAACTTAAACAATATAATATTTATGCTTTTCAATCTGGAATATATATCCCACAACATCATAATATTCAAGCAACAAAAATTGATATTTCTGATGATTTTAAACTTGTCGATTTTACTCACTATCGTTATATTGAAAGTCCTTATATTGATGGTATTATGCAATCTATCGCAAAATCCTATTTTAGATTGAAATTTCATTCATATACCCATCCTGAAATAGAAACTTATATTAAAAAAGGAGAAGATCTTTTTGAGGTATCTACAGAAGTTGAAATATGGAAGAAATATTATAATGAACCTATTGGAAGATTTGATCTTCTTATTGATGAACTTAATAAGATCGGCTTTCCAGAAATTTATTCAAATGAATTAAATATTTTGAGTATTTATAAAGAACAAGAACATATACTTAATACTTTAATTGAACTTCGTGATAAATCAGTTAATAAAAATTTTAAATTGAAATTATTAAGACATAAATAGATTAAATTATTTTCAAAAAAAATTTAAATAGTATTAATAATTAACAAAATTTTATTAAAGATTCGTTCTATAAAAGAATAAATTCTAAGGTTTTCTACTAAAAAAATTTAATTAAATTAATTAAATTGAGTAAAAATTGAATATTTATTAAAGTTTAAAACATAATGTCTATCTTAAAATATAAACAATTAATATCCTTATCAGAAGATTTTGATTATGGTTCTGTAATTGAAATAAATATTTCAGGATATAACTTAAAAAGTTTAACTAAATTAAGTTTAGAAAGATTTATTAATTTAAAGAAATTAAATTGTAGTGATAATAATTTAAAATATATTAATGGAGTTTCTAAATGTACTTCTTTACAAACATTATATTGTGAAAATAATAAACTAAGAAATCTTGATGGTCTTAATTGTTCTTCTTTACAAGAAATACTATGTTTTAATAATCGATTAAAAAATATTGATGGACTTTCTAAATGTACTTCTTTAAAATATTTAAATTGTAGTTATAATAATTTAGAAAATATTGATAGTCTTATTAACTGTACTTCTTTACGAAGTTTAAATTGTTTTAAAAATAAATTAAAAAATATTAATGGACTTTCTAAATGTACTTCTTTAAAAAATTTAAATTGTAGTTATAATAATTTAGAAAATATTGATAGTCTTATTAACTGTACTTCTTTAGAATTAATATGGTGTAATAATAATCAATTAAAAACACTTTTACCAATCAGAAATTTAAGAAATTTGAGTTTTATTGATTATGGTAATAATCCTTTTGAAGGACCTCATCATCCTAGTATATTCAGAAATTTAAAAAAAATAGTAATATTTTACACTGATGCGCAGAACGTACATGATTCAGAAATAAATAAAAGTATTAATGATTCGCTTAATAATTTAATGAAAATTTACACCAATCATCTTAAATCAGAAGAAGAAATTATTAATAAATTAGTTGAACTTAAATTCTCTAGAATTGAAGATTTATTAGAATATTTTAACAACAAAAACGTTCATTCATATTTTAATTTAACTTACTTTGAAATGTTTCAATTAGTATTTGCCGAAACAGAAAGACTTAATTTCGATTCTGAAATTATTAAACGTTTAGAAGAAGAACTTGAAGAATCTTCTTGTAAGTGTTTTACGGGACGCTTTAATAGAACCGTTAATTGTTTGAATGGTTTTTCTGAACATATAAACATTAAAATTTCTGACACTTCTCAGATTAACGCTGTAATATTGTCAATTAAAAATAATTTTGAAAAAGGTAAAATTAAAAGAGAAGAATTACTAGACACAGTTAGAAATATACTTGAAGAGTACAATACTAAAGAAGAAGACATTGAATTTTATATTAAGATTTTCTCCGAGATGTATCTTGAGTAAAATAATTTTACTCAAGTATTTCATTAAGATTTAAAACATAATAACTTATTGAGTTACAAGTAATTCATATTTTTTATCTAAAAATTTTGATTATAAGTAAAGAACTTTATTATGATTTAATTAAAGATTTTGTATAACAGATAAGATTTTTTATTTATTACCTTATTTATAATTAACTTCAAGGATCTTATATTAGTAATATAAAATGATAAATCTTATATTTCTATTTGAAAAAATCATAGAATTTAATTAAATTAATTAAATTTTAATGTCTCTTTTTTTAGTACCATATTCCTTAAGGCTACTAACAGTATCTAGTTTTTAATGTTATATTCTTCGAATTTATTTTGGTACCATTTCAAAAAAGATAAGAAAAAGAATTCAAACAATTAATAGTTCTAGTAAGTTTTCCAATAAATTTTTTACAATTAGATTTATTAAGTTTTCATTGAAGATCTATTAGAATATTTTATTATTAAAAATGTTTATTTCTATTTTAATGCAATTTGCTTTGAAGTATTCCAATTAGCATTACTGAGTTAGAAAGACTTAATTTTAACTCTAAAATTCTCTGAAGATTCTAAATGTAAATATTTTACATCTCGCTTTAATGGAACTATCAAATGACCGAAAAGAAAACTTATTAAATATTATTAAAAGAAAACTTGAAGAACACAATCCAAAAAGGAGATGTTAAGAAACATTTTAAAATTCTCTCTGAAATATACCTTGAATAAAATGATTTTAATTAAGTTAATTAAAATTGATTGTAAAATCTTTTATTTAAATAAAAGATTTGAAATTCATAATGACTATCTTAAATTACAAAGAATTGATTTCTTTACCCGAAAATTTTGATTGTACTTCAGTAACCAAAATTGATGTTTCAAATTGTAAATTAAGAAGTTTAACTGAATTAAAATTAAAAAGATTTGTTAATTTACAAAAATTAGATTGTAGTTCTAATGAATTAAGTAATCTTGATGAACTTGTTAATTGTACTTCTTTACAAAAATTAATTTGTTGTAATAATAGATTAATTAATCTTAATGGACTTTTTAATTGTACTTCTTTACAAAAATTAGATTGTAGTTTTAATGAATTAAGTAATCTTGATGGACTTGTTAATTGTACTTCTTTACAAGAATTACATTGTGCTAATAATAGATTAATTGATCTTAATGGACTTTTTAATTGTACTTCTTTACAAAAATTAGATTGTAGTTTTAATGAATTAAGTAATCTTAATGGACTTTTTAATTGTACTTCTTTACAAAAATTAGATTGTAGTTCTAATGAATTAAGTAATCTTGATGAACTTGTTAATTGTACTTCTTTACAGAAAATATATTGTGAATATAATCAATTAGTAAATCTTGACGGAATTACTAATTGTACTTCTTTAGAAAGATTATGGTGCTGCTATAATCAATTAACATCTCTTTTACCAATTAGAAATTTAAGAAATTTACAAATTAATTATTACGATAATCCTTTTAAAGAACCTCATCATCCTGACGTGTTAAGAATCCTTAATAGAGATAAAAATAATACTTACGATAATACACAAAACGTTCATGATTCGTAGATAAATTTTAGTATTAATACTTCAATCATTAATTTAATGAAAATTCATAGTAACCATCTTAAATCAATACAAGAAATTATTAATAAATTATTTTATCTTAAGTTTCCTAAAATTCAAAACCTAATACAATATTTCAAAATTGAAGATATTCATTTCTACTTTAATATGATTTGCTTTGAAGTATTTCAGTTAGTATTATCTGAAAAATAGAAAGACTTAAATATGATCCTGAAATATTTCTCCTTTCAAGAGAAAAACTTGAAGATTCTGAAGATATGTGTTTTATGGAACGCTTTAATATAAATGTCGATTGTATGAATTCTTTTTCAGATTATGTAAGATCAAAATTTTAGATACTCCATTAAATAAAATTAAAAAAGAAAAACTACTAAATACTGTTAGAAATAGACTTAAAAAACAACATCCTAAAATTTTCTCTGAGATGTACCTTGAATAATATTTTAATTAAATTAATTAAAATTGATTAAAAATTCAAAAATGACTACTTTAAAATACAAAAAATTAATTTCATTACCTGAAGATTTTGATTACAGTTCCGTAATTAGAATTAATATTTCACATTGTAAATTAAGAAGTTTAACTGAATTAAAATTAGAAAGATTTTATAATTTACAAGAATTAGATTGCAGTTATAATAAATTAAGAAATCTTGACGGGCTTTCTAATTGTACTTCTCTACAAAGATTATATTGTAAAAGAAATAAATTAGAAAATCTCAATGGACTTTCTAATTGTACTTCTCTACTATCGTTGGATTGTAGTGATAATAAATTAAGAAATCTTGACGGACTTTCTAATTGTATTTCTCTACAAAGATTAAATTGTGGTTATAATAAAATAAGTAATATTGACGGACTTTCTAATTGTACTTCTTTATATGAATTGGAATGTTATTATAACGAAATAAGTAACATTGATGGACTCTCTAATTGTACTTCATTACAAACATTTGATTGTAATAATAATCAAATAACTAACCTTGACAAACTTTCTAATTTTACTTCATTACGAATGTTAGATTGTATGAATAATCAAATAACAATGGTTTTACCAGTTAAAATTTTGAGAAACTTAGATTACTTTAATTATCTAGAAAATCCATTTGAAAAAATCATGGACGATACCATTAAAAAATCTATCGAAAATCCCATTGACGATATCATTTAATAAACTATTATGAAAATCCAATTAAAATCCTTCATCATTTTCCTATTTTAAAAATGATTGATGAAAATGGGATGGTAAATGATATCTAAACTTATAAACAGAATGAGAATGATTTAGAAAATATTAAAAATAAGAATATTTTAACCATTAAATTGAATAATACTCACAGTAATCTTTTAAGGTTAAAGAACAAAGAATATTGAATAAATTATATGATTTTTATCATAATTCTTCTAGAAATCAAAATGAAATTAACACTGTTAAATGTGTTGTATTTTGTTTATTAAAAATTTCTTATTCACCCACAACTACCTTTATTTGTCTTAAAAATAAATTCTACAATAAGATTATTTCTCATACGTACCCCCGAATAAAATTATTTTAATTAAATTAATTAAATAAATTTGAGTAAAAAATTAAATATTTCATTAAAATTAAAAATGGATAACTTAGATTATGAAGAATTAATTACTTTACCTAAAAATTTTGATTATAGTTATGTTACTAATATTAATATTTCGGATTGTGGATTAGAAAGTTTATCTGAATTAAAATTAGAAAGATTTATAAATTTAAAAGAATTAGATTGTAGTTATAATAAATTAAAAAATCTTGATGATCTTTACTACTGTACTTCTTTAAGAACATTAGATTGCGATGGTAATGAATTAGAAAATCTTAATGGTCTCATTAATTGTACTTCTTTACGGAAATTATATTGTGCTCTTGGTAGATTAAAAAATCTTGATGGGCTCTCTAATTGTACTTCTTTAAAATTATTAAGTTGTACTCTTAATCAAATAAGTAATCTTAATGGGCTTTCTAATTGTACTTCTTTAAAAACATTAGCTTGTAATTTAAATAAAATAGAAAATCTTGATGGTATTGCTAATTGTACTTCCTTATATTTTTTATGGTGTACTAGTAATAGATTAAAAACTCTTCTACCAATCAGAAATTTAAAGAATTTAAGGGAAATTTATTATGGTTATAATCTCATTGAAGGATCTCATCATCCTTCTGTATCAAGAATTCTTGATCGAGATAAAACTATTAATATTTACAGCAATCAACAAAATGTACATGATTCAGAAGTAAATTCTAGTATTAACTCTTCAATTAATAATTTACTAAAAGTTCATAGTAATAATCTTAAGTCAGAACAAGAAATTATTAATAAATTAGGTGACCTTAATTTTCCTAGAATTGAAGATATTCTAAAATATTTTAGTATTCATAATGTCCATCCCTGCTTTAACATTACTTACTTTGAGATTTTTCAATTAGTATTTGCTGAGATAGAATCCCTTAATTTCAACCCTGAAATATTAAAACGTTTAGAGGAAGAACTTAATGATGCTTCTTGTATGTGCTTTACAGAAAGAATCTATAGAACAATCAATTCATTGAATGGCTTTTCAGATCTTGTAAGTATTAATATTTCAGAAACTTCTCAAATTAATGCAGTTATGTCGTTAATTAAAAATGATTTTGAAAATAATAAAATTAAGAAAGAAGAATTACTAGATACTGTAAGAAATAGACTTGAAGAGTACAATACTAAAAATGAAATTATCAAATTTTATCAAAGTATTTTCTCTGAGATGTACCTTGAATAAAATAAAATTGACTAAAAAATCAAATGATTTGTATTTAATGTAAATACAAAGTAATGACTAACTTAAATTATGAACAATTAATTTCTTTACCTGAAAATTTTAATTATAGTTCCGTAATTGGTATTTATATTTCATATCGTAAATTAGAAAGTTTAATTGAATTAAAATTAGAAAGATTTACTAATCTAGTTAAATTAGAATGTAATAATAATCAATTAAAAAATCTTGATGGTCTCATTAATTGTATTTCTTTACAAGAATTACACTGCGGTAATAATCAATTAGAAAATCTCTATGGTCTTATTAATTGTACTTCTTTACAAGAATTACACTGCGGTAATAATCAATTAGAAAATCTCTATGGTCTTATTAATTGTACTTCTTTACAAAAATTATATTGTGGTAATAATCAATTAGAAAATCTCGATGGTCTCATTAATTGTACTTCTTTACAAGTAATAGATTGTTGGAATAATCAATTAGAAAATCTCGATGGTCTCATTAATTGTACTTCTTTACAAAAATTATATTGTTATAATAATAGATTAAAAAATCTTAATGGTTTGATTAAGAATGTTTCTTTACAAAAATTATATTGTGGTAATAATCAATTAAAAAATATTGATGGTCTTATTAATTGTACTTCTTTACAAAAATTATATTGTTATAATAATAGATTAAAAAATCTTAATGGTTTGATTAAGAATGTTTCTTTACGGGAAGTAAATTGTTATTATAATAAATTAGAAAATCTAGATAGTCTCATTAATTGTACTTCTTTACAAAAATTATATTGTGGTAATAATCAATTAGAAAATCTCGATGGTCTCATTAATTGTACTTCTTTACAAGAATTATATTGTCAAAATAATCAATTAGAAAATCTTAATTGTCTTTCTAACTTTATCTCTTTGCAAATATTATATTGTAATAATAATAAATTAGAAAATCTTGACCATCTTAATAATTGTACTTCTTTGCAAAAAATACATTGTCATAAAAATAATCTAAGCAATCTCAATAGTTTTACTAATTGTATTTCTTTACAAGAATTATGGTGTTGGAATAATAGATTAAAAAATCTTGATGGTCTTTCTAATTGTGTTTCTTTACAAATATTATATTGTGGTTGCAATCAATTAGAAAATATTGATTGTATTACTAATTGTACTTTTTTACGTAAATTATTTTGTAATAGTAATAAATTAACAACACTTTTCCCAATTAAAAATCTGAGAAATTTACGTAAAATTAGATATTATGATAACCCCCTCGAAGGACCTCATCATCCTGCCGTGTTAAGAATTATTAAAAGAAATAAAAAAATTATTATCTATTCAGATAGAAAAAATGATCATGATTTAAAAATTAATAAGAGTGTTAATACATCGATTATTAATTTAGTGAAAGTTCATGGTAATTCTATTAAGAGTAAAGGAAAAATAATTAATAAGTTACTTGATCTTAAATTTCCTAGAATTGAAAATTTATTGTTTTATTTCCAAAATGAAGATGTACATTCTTACTTTAACATGACTTACTTTGAGATGTTTCAATTAATCTTTGCTGAAATAGAAAGACTTAATTATGATTCTGAAATACTTAAATGTTTACATTCAGAACTTAATAATTATGTTTGTGAGTGTTTTACAGCACGTTTCATTGGAACTATCAAATGTTTGAATTCTTTTTCAGAACATGTAAATATAGAAAATTCGGATAATTCCCAAATCGATACTATAATGTTGTTGATTAAAAATGATTTTGAAAATAATAAAATTAAGAAAGAAGAATTATTAGACACTGTTAAAAGTAGGTTTAAAATGTATAATACTAAAGAAGAAACTATTGAATTTATTCAGTGTATCTTTTCTGAAATGTACCTTGAATAAATATTATTTAATTGAGTTAATTAAATAATTTTTTTATTAGAATATAATAACATTACTAATAAAAAATATTATTAGTCAGATTAAAACTAAATGTTTTCTGATAAAAAAATTTAATCCTTGAAGATATTATTGAAAAGAAATTTTAGATAAACTTAATACAGTTATTACCATTTTCTATTTCAATTATTTTTTATGAGTAAAGATCGTAAAAATAATCTATAAATTAAATTCTGGTAAAGTTTCTGTTAATTTTAATCTTTCTAAACCAAAAATTACTAATCTTCTATATTAAAAATCTATTTTTCATTAACAAATTTCCTGATAAAAAATAGATTTTTGTTTTTAACTACTATTCAATTTAATTAATTTAATTAAATTAGTTCATTCAAGGTACATCTCAGAGAAAATATCTTGATAAAAAATTATAGTATCATTTTTAATATTATACTCTTCAAGTTTATTTCTTACAGTATCTAGTAAATCTTCTTTTTTAATTTTATTATTTTCAAAATCATTTTTAATTAACGACATAACTGCATTAATTTGAGAAGTTTCTGAAATATTAACACTTACAAGATCTGAAAAACCATTCAATGAATTAACAGTTCTACTAATTCTTCCTGTAAAGCACATACAAGAAGCGTCATTAAGTTCTTCTTCTAAACGACGAAGAATTTCAGGATTGTAATTAAGGGATTCTATTTCGGCAAATACTAATTGAAAAATCTCAAAGTAAGTTAAATTAAAATAACTGTGAATATCTTTAATTTTAAAATATGTTAGTAAATCTTCAATTCTAGAAAAGTTAAGATCAATTAATTTATTAATGATTTTATTTTCTGACTTTAGAGATTTACTATGAGCTTTCAATAAATTATTAATTGAAGTATTAACACTTCTAGTAATTTCTGAATCATGAACATTTTGAGAATCTGAATAAATGATATTTTCTATACTTTTATTTCTATCGAGAATTCTTAAAATTGCAGGATGATGAGGCCCTTCGAAGGGATTATTATCATAGTAAACCTTTCTTAAATTCCCTAAATTTTTAATTGGTAAAAGTGTAGTTAATTGATTATTATTACACTTTAATATTTTTAAAGAAGTACAATTAGAAAGACAATCAAGATTAGTTATTTGATTATTACTACAAATTAATTTTTGCAAAGAAGTACAATTAGAAAGACAGTCAAGATTGGTTAAAACATTATTATTACAAATTAATTCTTGTAAAGAAGTACAATTAGAAAGACAGTCAAGATTAGTTAAATCATTATTAATACACATTAATTTTTGTAAAGAAGTACAATTAGAAATACAATCAAGATTACTTAAGAAATTATGATTACAATTTAATACCTGTAAAGAAGTACAATTAGAAAGACCATTAAGATTTTCCAATTGATTATGATCGCAATGTAATATTTGTAAAGAAGTACAATTAGAAAGAACATCAAGATTACTTAATTGATTATATTTACAATCCAATTCTTGTAAAGAAGTACAATTAGAAAGAACATCAAGATTACTTAATTTATTAGCACTGCAATCCAATTCTTGTAAAGAAGTACAATTAGAAAGGAAATCAAGATTACTTAATTTATTATTGGTACAACATAATGCTTGTAAAGAAGTACAATTAGCAATACTATCAAGATTACTTAAATTATTATCCCAACAAATTAATATTTGTAAAGAAGTACAATTAGAAAGGTCAAGATTATCTATTTGATTAAACCAACAATTTAATATTTTTAATGAGCTACAATTGGAAAGACAATTGAGATTAGTTAATTTATTAAAACTGCAATGTAATTCTTGTAAAGAAGTACAATTAGAAATTCCATCAAGATTATTTAAATTATTATCATCACAGTATAATATTTTTAAATTAATGAATCTTCCTAAATTTAATTCATTTAAACTTTTTAATTTATATCCAACAATATCAATCTTAATTACTTTACTGTAATCAAAATCTTCAGGAAGATTCATTAATTGATCGTAATTTAAAGTTTCCATTACTTTGTATTTACATTAAATACAAATAATTTGATTTTTTAGTCAATTTTAATTTATTCAAGGTACATTTCAGAGAAAATACTTAAATAAAATTCTATAGTATCATTATTAATATCGTACTCTTCAAGTCTATTTCTAACAATGTTTAGTAATTCTTCTTCTTTAATTTTATTATTTTCAAAATCATTTTTAATTAACGACATAACTGCATTAATTTGAGAAGTTTCTGAAATATTAATACTTACAAGATCTGAAAAGCCAGATAAACTGTTAACTGTTCTACTAATTCTTCCTGTAAAGCACATACAAGAAGCGTCATTAAGTTCTTCTTCTA